TCAGGTTTGTGGCCACGCCAGACGAAGGCGTCCCCAACGCGCCCCCATTGATCACCGGCGCTCCTGCTGTTCCAACATTCACACCCAAGGCCGTCGCGACACCTGTACCGAGTCCGGTAACGCTGCCCACTGCCGGCGTGACAGTGGCGCTCGATACCCCCGTAAGCTGCCCCGCCGCATTGTAAGTAATGATCGGCGTCGTTGTAGAGGATCCCGTAGGCCCCCCTGCGCCGATAACTGGAGCGATTGTTGTTGCGTTCCCTACGGATGTCACGGCACCAGTCAGGTTGGCATTCGTGACGACATTCAGCGCCGTCTTTGTAAGCGGGATCTGGAAGGAAGTCGTCGTTGCGTTGTACAGCGCCTGGACGATCTGACCGGCGGTAATGTCGTTTGCGAGAAGCGCGCTACCGTCTTCGCGTGTGATGGATTTGGCCCCCAGCCCGTTGACATTCAGCGTGCTGGCGCCCGTGTTCGCGTTGGCAGCCTTGAAGACTACCGTCATCATGTCGGTGTAGGAAGCCGGAACTGGCGAGAGCGTGACTACATAGGCGTTCGCAATCCCCGTATCGGCGGCAGCATTCGGAAGGTAGCCTGCCGCCGGAAGTTCGCCGAAACCGTTTTGAATCAGCAAAAATTCATCCCGAATCAATGCCGAAGAGGCGCGTGACAACTCCTGAGGATTCCCGGTTGGCGTGTAGTAAGGATTGCCGATAGCAAGACCGGAGACGACCAAAAGCGCCAGAGCGCCCCAAAATGCAATCTTTGATTTGCGAATTGCCAGCCGAAGTGGTTTCATCGTTTCTGCCTTCTGATAATGTATTGCATGACAACATCCTGAGCGACGTAGGGAAGGTCTTGATCTGTGTCGCCGTAGAGCAGGATGCCCAAGTTATCGCCATCGCCTGGCATATCAACAACGTATTCACCCACGGCTTGTGCATCCCAGGTGAAATTATCGCTGTTCATAATGTCCCAGATGCCGCCAGCCCCAATGAGCGTCTGAAAGTTTCTAAATCCTTCGTCAACATTCGGAGAGCCGAAATTAAGGGTGTAGCCGATGGTGACGTTTGCCGTTCCGAGGATGGTCATGTGGAACGTGCCGCGCTTGTAGTGCTTGTTGTTTCGAGGGGACTTGCTTGAGTTAAATGGGAGCATGATGTGAGATTCGATAAAACTGCCATCAAATGACGTTCCCTTGTCCAGGGAATACACATACCCATCTGATCCCGCTGCAATCAGTTGTTCATTCCCATTGACATCAATCACGGAGTTGACGGTGTTGAGATACCATCCGGCGCCCATGATTGAATAATCAAAATAGGAAATGCCGCCAACTTCATCACCCAACAGAATCGTGCCGCCAATGGATTCGGCGTCCTTTGCTTGCATGTAGAGGATGATTCCGGTTCCATCCGAGAAGAAAACGCGATACTGGTTGGATTCCTTCACCACACAGGTCGCGGTAGCAAGACCCTGTTTGGAATTGATAATCGGTTGAATCGCCCTAGTCAGCGTCGCCATGATGAAGCCGCCAAACTGCTGGCTCGTCGTGATCTGCTGCACCCCCTTGGTGTCAAGGTAGTATGCAAATCCGATGTTCTGACAGGTGTATGGAACGGCCCCGGATTCTGGCGACTGAATCACCAGGTTAAAGTCTGCTACCGAGGTTCCATACAGGTTGAAGGTCTGCGCCTGGGTAAAAATGGTCAGCGTCCCAGCCGTTACCGTACCGATCTGCGGCTTGATTCCAGTGCAAGGCGCACCAAGAGCCAGTTCTGCGGCCCCAGTCAAAGCGGTCCAGCTATAAGGCTGCCCAATCCCTGAAACCTCAATCGAGCTGTCAATGCCGGCCACCAGCATGATGCGCCACGAAGCGATATATTTTGGAGCGTCGCCATTGATCCCGGTGCGGATCGGCACAAGTCGGGTGCCATCGAATTCAGATATGTAATTCACGCCGTCGGCAAAGTACATGTAGTACGTTGCGGCAGATCCTGAGAAATTTGTGTTCACAAACTCACAACGGCCGCCAGGCTTCAAAGCTATTGCGGTTGAAGCGGTGGTCGATGTGGCCATCGAAACCCCGCCCACCTTCAGTGCCTCCCCGGACACAAAAGCGCCGGTAATGGAGTCAAACACCAGAGAACCAACACCGCTGGCCGTCCAGGTCCCGGTTCTAAGAAGGGCTCGTTGCACCACGCCGGTCGCACCAGATGTGCCCCCGGTTACCGTGTCACCAATATTGATCTGTCCGGTTGCGGCCCCAAACAAAATCTCTGTGCCAAAACTGATTTGCTGCCAGCCTGCACCGCTCGTTGCCGTCTGGGTGCCGGACTGCGTGCCGCTCGTCGTGATGGCCGCACCCCCTACTGTTGCGGCCACACTGAATGAATTGGCCCCTATTCCGGCATTGGCCACATAGTAAGTCGTGCCAGCCACCAGACCCGTAGGAAGCGCACCTGTAGTTGCAAAAGATATGGCTTGACCAGGCGCGAATCCATGAGCCGTCCAATTGATCACACCGGGTGCCGCAATGCTGATGGTCACGACTTCTGAAACGGCTGCCGAAGACACAAACATGGCCGCCGCAGTGGCACCCACATTGTCCCTTATGGCGTAATACTTGCCGTTGTAGTACCAGGCGCCCCGGGTTGCATTGGATCCCGGCACCTTCTGAATGTCGGCCCGGTAATTGTTGGCCGCAAGCGATGTGTACAGCGAGTGAAGAATTGCCGTTGAAGCCGCGCTTTGCAAAACCGTAGTGATGGCGCCAACTGCGGTTCCTGAAACATTGATGGTTTCGGCCTGGAACGTGCCAACCACCTTGCAAACAATCAATTCCGTGGTCCCGTTGACCTTCAAAACCACCGCTGTAGCACCAGAAGTGACGCCTGTAACCGTGTTTCCTACTGCAACAGCGCCCGTCAGCGCACAGGCCATGTTGTAGTAAGACTGCGCGCTGGGAGCGGGGCGCCCATCCAGCCTTTCAATCCCGTACATGCGACGGTATCCGCCGTTGATGTAGGGTTCGTAATTCTGTGCGTCAATGAGAGCGCCAGGGGATAACTCAAGCGCCGGGCTGACCTGATCCAAGCCACCCTTAAAGACGACCGTTTCAACCTCAACCTTGGGATCCCGCCGTTGCGCCATTACGCCAGCGCTCCGCCAAACCGGAATTCAGGCAGATAGTTCAATTCCATGCGCGTCTTGAAGCTCTGATACATCCGTTCGCCACGCTCGATGACGGCTCCATCCTCTTCAAAAGCGCCATAGGACATCAAGGCTTTTCCGACAATGCCCATTTGGTACTGAATGGCGATCGATGGCGTATCTGTATCGCTGGCAAAGTAGGTAGGCGCCTGGAAATAATCGCCCACCAGGGTCCAGCCATTCTGTGGAACCGGACCCAAGCACAGTGCTTTTGCCGGTGACTGAGCTATTTCAATTGGCCGCGTCTGGGTGTAGCGCAGGTTTCCGTAGAAATACTTGTCCCGCCAGATGTCATAAGCGATCTCTGACAGGAAGATTTCAGACTTCATGCCGACGAAAGATGTGGTGTTGCTCGAGGTCATTGTCTGCACACCGGACTGCGTACCCGTTGTATCAACTGGAGCGGCGCCTTTAGTCGCAGAGAATGTGAAATTGTCGCCATCTATGACGGATGCGACGTAGTAGGTCTGCCCAGCGGTAATGCCGGAGGGCAACGCGCCCGTCGTAAAGAATTGGCATGTGTCGCCCACCACAAGACCGTGAGAGGCCAGGTTGGCTACGCAAGGCGAGCCAATGGAGAGCGCCACGACCGGATTGGCATAATTGCGGAACGTCAGCAAATCCCACATGCCGAAATTGACAGTGTTGCACTGGTCAGGCGTGTAATAGGCCTGTGATAACACCGTCGGGAACGCGCAGGTGGTGCGCAGGAATTCCCAATTCTGGTGGACGCTCTGAATATCCAGCCATGCGTCATTGGTCCAGTTGACCATGCGCTGCAGTTCCCCTACCTGGTTTGCAGTGGTCGTTGGGCCCGTACCAGAAGCTCCGGCCTCTTGCCGAAGCCTCTGGACTAATTGCAGGAAGTTCACGGTTTAACCTTCGGCAATCAGGCGTTGCAGCCAGTCAGAACCGTTTGGCGATCTATCTTCGATCACTGAAAACGGGTACTTGACGCTGGTAAAGCGGTGCGCATAGTTGCGCGGATCTTCTCCCGGCGTCTCAACGACCTGGGTGGTCACCGAATCATGCTTGGCCCTGGCCAGCACTTCGACATACTTGCGCTTGGTCACAACGACCTGGCCGACTGGGATATAGCCCAGAGCGACCCATTTGCCGTTCATTAAGACCTCGATTCCGACCCCGTTCACCCAGCCATCAGCTACCCGGGGGGCAAACTTTTCGGACGACGGTTCCAGGCGAATCTTGACCGGCTGCTCATTGAAGGCCAAATCTTCAGCGTAATTTTTGCTGAGAAACCCCTGGACTGGCTCAATCGTTTCGGGTTCCGGGTTTTCCAGACGCGCGTCAAGATCGACGGTTGGTTGTTGGCCAACTCCCATATCGCTGGTATGCACTTCTTTGGACTGGCGACGGGCGCGCCGCGGTTCGACGGTTGCTGCTTCCATTGGTATCAACCTCCAGAAAAGGAAGAGCCCGCCGAAGCGGGCCCTCTGTGAAATGGCCCCCGGATGGGAACCGTTGTGTTACGACACTTGGGGACGGGAAGGAATGGTGCAGATGTCCTGCAGCGCGTAAGTAATACCGGTGACGCCGGATTGATTGCTTGAACCAAACACCCATCCTGGCGAGCTCGACGCCGTGCTGCCTGCCTTGATGACCTCATAGGCGAAAGGACAGTAGGAGTCTGGCAATTCCGGGAACTGCGGAGAGACAATGAAATTGCCGTTCACGTCCAGGGCCTGCAGCCCCCCCTGTACTGCACCCAGCGAGCCAGCAGCGTTGATGCCAATGAGAATGGCGGCACCAAAGTTTGCGGGAATGGCCGGAAAGGCCGCGCCAGTGTTGGCGTCGGTGGTAGGGGTTGCGGCATTGGTCAGGGCGGCGTGTGAGTACGCCTTACCCTTGATGGACACATTGATTGCGTTGGTTGTGGAAAGCGTGGTAGTTGTACCAGCCGCCGTTACGGGGACGCTGAGATTCAGCGTCAGGGGAGAACCAGCGAGAAAATCCATGATTTTTCCTTGAAGTTGTGAAGTGGGTTAGCCGATCAGCAGCGTTGGGTCAAAAGCCCCAACAGGACTGACATAGACAGTGGTTGCGGTGTCCAGCGCGGTCGTCCCGCCTGTGAAAGCGGAGGCATACGTTACGACCAGGTAACCAACCAAAGCCTTCTTCTGCGGGAACGGCGGGAAAGTCACACCAGCAAGCGTCGCGCCTTCCGTTCCCATTTCCACCGTCACATTGCTGGCGGAGTCAATGAAGAAGCAGAACACGTTGTACTTGCCGGCATCGATGGTTCCCACCAAGGCGGGCATGCTTGTTCCGGCGGCAATCGCCACAGGAACCCCGTTGGCGGTCCCCGCAAAGGGGGTGGTACCGATTTTTGCCGTGGTACCCCCCGCTCCCGTGATAACCAACCCGGCAGAAGATGTGGCTTGTGAAGAAAAGCGGTCCACCAACGCCGTAAGAGCTGGCCGTAGTGCCGCCGCATTCATTTCGCTGGATAGCTGCACCAGGTAACGATTGAGGGTGTCTTGCATGATGATTTCCTTTTAGAGTGGCCGACGGCGGGGGTTAAGCCCGCAAATCAGGGTTAAACCAGGACCTTGGTGCCGACGTTACCGACAGCCATCCACCCGTTGTTTTCAATCATCACGGCCTTCCACCAGATCGTTCCGGCATATCCGCGCTGACCATGCGGGTCGGATTTGGACTTCTGGCCAGGCGGCAAGAAGGTTGGATCCAGAGCATCAACCCCGCGTACAGCGATTTGGCTCCAGGCATCGGCAGCCGTTACGATGAACGGATAAACGTCGATGTTGGTACCGGAGGTGGAAGAGCAGCCCGTAGCGCCAACCGCGGCGCCCGCGTCCTGAAAGGATGGCAGATCCGGCGATGTGATGAAGCGGAAGCGCTCGCACTTGCCGACTTCGTTCTCCATCGGGGTGCCGCTGGCGTACTTTTCAGCAGGCACGAACCCGGGAAGATCCCGAATGTCCGGCTCAAGGTCGGTGTGGCAATACACCAGATACCCGGCAGCCACGGCAGATGTCTCATACTTGGCGGCCGCGGCCAGCACCTTGGTCACCATGACGCCGTGATTGGCCTGCAGGTTCTTGGTGATCTTGCGCACCATACCCAGGCTGATCGCGGCATTGACAGTGGCGCGCGAGGTACCGGTACCACCGTAATACTGGTTGGTACACCCCTTCAGGGCACCGTAGACGATCATTTCGTTGACCAGGGTCACACGCTCGCCCACCTGCTCGATCATGGCCTGGGGAATATCATCTTCGTACAGGTCATAGGTCTTGTCGGTGAAGCCATACAGACAGTCGTATTGATTCACGACCACCGTGATGTCCTGGGGGGTGATTGACTCAGGAGAGCCGGTCACGCCTTCTTGCGTCAGGTGGGCCTGCACGATCACGTTGCCGCGGTCACCGGTCGCTGTCGGGAAGAAAGTGTTGGGGGAAGCAGAGGTTGCGCCATAAGGCAGGAAACGGCGAGCCACATAGGTGTCGCTGTTGTTCTTCGGCATCGGAACCTGGCGGCCGCCCTTGGACAGCACCTCGGACGGAACGGCGTGCTTCAGGATTTGACCCTTGTATTTGTTGATTCGCCCGGGGGTCAAGGCAAAAGTCTGCATTGTCATGGTGATTTCCTTGGATAGAGGGTATGAAAGCCCCCCGTGGTAAGCGGGGTATTCTTGTGCTGCCCACTCTGGCGTTGTCGTCGGAGGGTATTTCTTACCGTTCTATCGAGCGGAAATTTGCATCTAAACCAATGTGCTGCGTTATCCCTTCTTGAAACCTTCTTCAAATTCGTCTGCGGCTGTTGGCCCTGGTGCATGGCCACCGTCGCCGCGGGGTTGGATCGCCGCCTGTAGGCGTGCAGCCCTGGAATTCGTGTTTTGCGCAGCCCTGTCGGCAGCGTCTTTGGCATCTTTGGCCGCCTTGGCTTTGGCCTCTTCTGCCTTCTTGAAGGACTGGTATGTATTGGCGATGAAAGTAGCGTTCCAGCTATCGTCAAACTTGGCTTTGAGTCCATCTGGCTGGGCTTTGAGCCAGTCCTGAAACTCCGCTTTGGCGTTGACTTCCTTCCAGTCCGGAACTGCTTCGGTCAGTTTCTCTACCTCCATTTCCTGCCTGATTTCAGTTTTCAGCGCGGCCTTGGCAGTTTGGAGTGCAGGCGTTAAGCGCTCTTCAACAATCTTGTCGATGTCGGGGTTGCCGCCCCCTTTGATCTTGCTGAAAACGGTGCGCAGATCCTTGGCCAGGAGTGCCGCGAGCTGGGGGTATTCTTCCCGCATGGCGGCCATGTCTTCATCGGTAACCTCGATAGGGCCACCTGCCGCGGCCTGGGCTTGCAAATCCTTCAATGTTTTCTCGGCAATGCCGATCTTCCCAAAGGCCGTGTCGAACCGCTTGTCCTGAACCGCCTTGATCTCGTCAATCAACGCAGCCCTGGCTTTCAGTTGTTCGTACTCTTCTTTCGTGATCCGGGCATATTCTGGTTCTGCTTGAGCGGAGACCCGGGCTGCTGTGGCTTGGTCGCCTGGCTCATCGCCAGTCGCCGGCGTGTGCTCGTTGGGTCCCACATCAAACCCGCTTTCAAACGCTGCTTCTGCTGCCTGCTCTTCGGTTTGCTGCGTTTCTTCAGCTACTGCATCAACGGTGTCGTTGGGCATTTCTTCGCTCCAAAAAAAAGACACCTTTCGGTGTCCTGGCGCCAGCACTTGCGCGTTGGCGGTAAAAATTGCCGTCCCGGATGGGGCGACGGGGTATTACTTTGGATCGTCTAAATCCATCAATCGCTTGATCTCTTTGATGCGGCCGCGCAGTTCAGCCGTTTCAATCTCGCCTATGTTGGCGTCATTCTGCGCGCGCAAGTGGGCAAGTCTGTCCTTGAAGTGCTCCATGAGTTTTCCCCATGCGCCGCTGCTCAAGTCGTGTACATTCAGGACAAACGGCTTGTCGTCCATCAGGCGTTACCATCCTGTGCCGGTGCTTCCGCCTTGGCATTGGCCGCCAACTGCGCTTCGGCGTTGAGGGTGGCCATGTGCTTTGTCATTTCATGGGTGCGATCTTCTGCATTCTGGTTCGCTGTCAACTGGTTTTCGGCGCCGGCCAGCACTTGTTTCGTGTGTTCCTGCATCGCCGTCTTGGCGAGCTCTGCCTTAACCTGCTGCAGCGTGAGATTGTTCTTCAGCGAGTATTCGAGAATCATCATGTCGCGCTTATCGCGGATTTCCTGCTGGCGCGCAATGGCGTTGTCTCTGGCCATTTCCCGCTCGGTCTGCGCATAGGCCAGTTCGGCCTGGGCTCTCGACTCCTGAATGGATTCGTTGGAGGCCGCGTTGATCTTGGCCTGTTCGATCCTGGCTTCAGCCATAGCTTCGTGCGGCGTGGTACCCCCGGCCTGCAGTCTCTGTTGCTCTTGCTGCATTTCCTGTTGGGAAAGCTGCAACTCGCCTTCGACCTTGGCGTTGACCGCATCGACAGCACCTTTTGCCCTGACTTGCGCCACGGCAATCGGAAGAGGCGGCGGCGTATTGGACTGGATTTCCTCAAATTCTTCTTCGGTGTACTGCAACTTGCCAGGATCCAGACGTTTGGAGCGGAGCATTTCCGCAGCCCATTTGGCGGGGTTGATGCGAAAGGCCGGGTTACCCACCAGGTTCCCCATGTCTTGCAGGGTTTGCACCTGAATCGCGCGTTCCACCAGTGCGGCAGAACCATGGGCGTGAATCTCAAACTCTTCCTTCTCGTCGTCCGGCACCTCGGGGTCCAGCAGAAGCCATTCATAAAACCCGTGAATCATGGGGTCGGTGATAAAGTCGTCGTAGATTTCACCCACCGAACGCAACAGCGTGTTGGCGTTGCTGTCCTGAATCTGCGCGCCCCCGAAGGTTTCCGGCGTGTTCTTGTCGCTCATTCCTTGAGTTACGAGCGGTATGTTGCAAGCCTCTTCTGCCAGCTTGAAGCAATACTCGATAATAGCCATCAGCGATTCGCGCTGATCCGGGAACTCAATGGCGGCAAAGGCCTTCTGCACGTCGTCAACATTGGCATCGTCCAACAGATACCAGAGTTTGTTGGGCACAATGGCCGTGCTGCCGTCGGCGGGAATAACGACACCCTTGCGCATAATGATCTGCGTGCCCGCAGCGATGCCAGCATTGTCGAACAGGGCGCGTGTCGCGCCATTGACAGCGCGTTGCGGCATGTCCACCTGTTCGCCCACCCCTACTCCAGCCCAACTCCCAGCACGGCGCGACCAGGGCATCGCGTTGTACGGGAAGCGCCCAGACTCCAGCGGGTTCAGGTCGGCCTTGATACAGGTATCGTTGACCAGGGTGACGATCGCAAAGACCTTTTCTTGATCCTTGGGAATACCGTTTACACCCACCGCATTCGTTGCCGCTATTTCCTCGCGGGTCAGCGTGTCGTAGCAGTACCAGACCTCAAACCGGTCCTTGTCGTACACCTCACTCGGGTTACGGCCTTCCGTGTATTTCTTGTTCGGACCCTCTTTTAGAACCTTGTCGATCTGGTCCGGCAAGTAACCAGGCTCTTCCTTGAGCTCTTCAAGCTGCTTTGCCAGCAGGAAGTCGCGTTCTCTTATGCCGGCTCCGGCGTGAATGTCTTCGCCGCAACCCCCATCGGGAAACAAGTTCCAAAAGTCCACCCATTTGGCCACCGGGACAATTTTCTTTTTGATCTCGAGAGCAGCCGTTCGCTGCCCGTCAGACCCCTTTTTAAGGGCCATCGATGTTTTGATGGCCGGTGTCGGCGCTTTCAACACCCCGACACCGGCACGCGCGGAATCAAAAAGCACTTTCCGGGCTTCTTTCGGATAACTGCAGGAAGTCAACCAGTTGTAGATGCGCGTCTCCGCCTTCTCGGCAGACTCGGCCAGCGCGTCCAGTCTCTTGTTTGCAATGTCGGCGACGGTCAGAACCGTTGTTCCCGGTGGAGCGCCGGCCGGTTGCCCGGGCGCTCCACCCGGTGCTGCTCCTTGTGGGGGCGTAGCACCAGGAACGCCACTCATCAAGCCGCCCGGTGTGCCAGCGGGCCCCGCGGCCGGAGCCGGTGCGACAACCTCATCGTCCCCCAGCGGCCGCAGCATGGGCCTGCCCATATCGTCCAGGACGGCGCGCTGATCATCCGTGAGGGTCGTCAGCTCCGGAATGGGCATCGGCTTGAGCGAAAAGCTCTTGTCGTCGATCGGCAACAAGATTTCGCCCAGTTTTGCCGTGGCCGCGTCCACATAGCGGCTCGTCAACCGGACATAGGCCGTGGACCTGACGTCCTCTGGATTCCTGGAGTTATTGTTTGCGGTAACGGGGCCCTGCATCGAGGTGGGCTTCGACCATTTTGCATTCGCAAACTCGCCGCGGTTAGCGTTATCAATACCCAGGTACGCTTCTTCGCACTTGAGCCACACATCCTCAATACCCGACGTCTTGCGCGCTGCGATGGCGGCATCACGCTTCTCTGCAATGGCAATACCCAGGGCTTGCAGCAGGTCATCCGCGACCTTCTCCCGACCGGTCAAATCATCCGGCAGATCAATGTCGTCCGGCAGATCCGGGTCGTTGATTTCCCTGTAACGCGCCATTGGGGTCCTTGAAATGAAAAACCCCGCTCAAGGCGGGGTTCTGTGATGGGCTGAAGGCTTAAATCTATCTGGGAAACTCGTACTGCCCACTGAATGGGTTAAATACCGGGCGTTCTCCAGGTCGGGCAAACTCGTGCTGCCCGGTCATGGTGTTGAGTTGCAGTGTTTCCGCTGCCCTGATGGTTTCCCAGCGCCCACTGTAGGCGTTGTATTTCTGGCTGACTGAAGCATTCGCTGGACCCGTCTCTTGTTGACGCGCTTCATAAGGGGGATTCAAGTACAGGTTTATCAGCTGCTCATTCATGAGATCAATCTGGTGCTGTCGTTCGGCCTGTCGTGCGGCATAGGTGGCGTTCGCTTCAACCAGCGCTGCAAACTGTGCGCGCTGCTGTGGAGTGGGTTCACCCGAGAAGTCGAAGTAAGTGCCGGGTGGCACCGGATGCAGCTCTTCTGCTACGCTGGCGCAGGCCAGAAACCCCAGCACCAATAAACTGAGAATCGTTCGCATAATGCCTCCAATGTCAATCACACATTGAAAGCATACGCCTTTTCGTCAATAACCGCCGTTGACCTCAAGGACGTCAGTGGACGAACCAATCGAGCGTGTAATTCGGAATGCCTGAACCCGGCTGGCCACCGTGGTGCGCGTGTTGGATGTGACCGCCGTCAGCCCCGAGACCGCGACCCAGACCGCCGAAGAAATCCCTGTCCCGGCTCCAGGAGTGGTGGACGCTTCTACCAGCGTGGTGTCCCCAGAACCCGGGATGACAGTCAGCGTCATTGGGAACGGCGCCAGCGAGACGTCAATGATCGTCGGCGTGCTGGAAGAGACGCTCCCGGATGTGTAGTAGTTGTTCACGGTTTCGGCGGCAAAAGCTGCGCAAGCGCCCATCAACGCAAGCAACGCAATGATTTTCTTCATGTTTGCATCCTTAGTGTTTCGTTGTAAAGACGGGCATCGTCTGCCGTTTGGTATGAAAATCCACCAGCGCGCCGCGCGCCGAGTCGAGCATCTGAAACGCAAAGTCAGGGTCCAGAATGGCGCCAGACACCTCTATGGTGCCCGCGCTTGTCATCACCAGCACGATGGTGGCGACCGCCTCTTTCGGTTTGTCGGCGCTCATCCCAAATGGCCCATGGAAGGGTCAAACGGTTTGCGCATTCGAGTACGCGGCCCTTCTTCGCGGTCCTTGGCTCGAATAGCCTGGATGCCACCTGACTCCATGGCAGCATACTGGATTGCGTCATGCGGGTGACTGGCCGCGTTCTTCACTGGTTCTTCAGTGTAGCGTTCTTCGCCGGTGACCTGGATCCTCCGGTACTTATAGGCACCGTTGAAGCCTTTGCGCGACACCGTGCAATAAGGATCAATCAGGAACATCGGCTGGCCACCGGATAGCTTTGACAGATACCATGCCACCGCACCGCGCCTGGGCAGCCAGTCGTTGGACTTTGCCGGCCTGATCTTTAACCCTTTGGCCTTACTCTCATCAAAACAGGACCGCGAATCGCTCTGAGCCCGCTGGGCACCAGCAGGATCGGCAACCTGCAGGATCAATTTGTCCTTTTTGGCCCAATGCTGCGGGTATTCGCGCATCAGGAACGGAATGAGAAGATCCTCAAGAAAGGCTCTCTCGTCCATGTCGGTGCCGCAAACCTCGTCCAGGACCAGGAACCTCCCGCGCGAGTCAACCTGCGTGATCACCGCCGCTGGCGTCAGCCCAAAGTCACGGCCAATAACGAGCGGCACTCCCTGAATTGGGCTGATTTCCTTGCAATGAAGGTTGTCGTTGTATTCGGGATAGACCGGTTTGCCGTCGTGGACGGTCCCATACTGTCCCAACACATAGACCTTGATCCAGTGGTCGGCTTTTCCGGCAATCTGGCGTAGCCAATACCCGTAACCCAGGCTATGGTTCGACACGTTCTCGGCTTCCGGATTCGGAACATACTTACCGTCAACCTTGAGCAACGCCCCGGGTTGAGCAAAAAACTCGTACAACAACTGCCCCGGCTGCATGGCACCCATGGCCACCAACTGCTCGGTCAGGTCGGCGCGTTGCGCCAATTCCTCTGGGCTGGGATTCTCGGCCAGCTCGTACCACCAATGGTCGTCGTCCATGCTGTTGGTGTCCATAAAGACACCAGACCAGGTACAGCCGCCCATTGCCTTGGGCGGATAACGACCAACCCGGCTTGTGGCCATGTCCAGAATTGCCTTGGGCAACTCGGAGGCCTCGTTAATCCAAAGCCCCGTCAAATCCAGCGATTTGAGCTTCTTGACGTCATCCGGACGGTCGCACGACACAAACAGAACCTCGCATTCCATCCTGGTGCCGTCTGGCAGATCACGTTTGAACATGCTCGAAATCGGAGCGCCCCAGGTAACCGGCGCATCCTCTTCGGGAAACCAGTCCTGCCACGTCCGGATCGTTGTGCTTCTCAACTCGGGATAGCTGTTCCGAATGGCCCCCCACCGGGTACGCCGCACGCCTTCAAACGGCACCTGCTCTCTGCCGCGCCGCACAATCTCGTTGCAGCAAGCCACCGACTTTCCAGAACCCAGCGGACCTCTTAAACCGCGGACAAAAGCATTGGAACGGTGGAAGGCTGATAAAACCTTCTCTCTGGCGACGTTATAAATGGCCATTAGAAGGTAATGCTGATGTCCGTTCCTCTGATCGTCGCAGTCCGGCGATCGTCAATACCAAAGGCTTCGCGCTCGAGGGCGACTAGATTCTTGAGGGATTCGGAAAGCGCTTTCATGGTTCCAGTACGGCCACCCAAGGAAATCACCTTGTGATAAAGCTCGTTCAGTTTATCGACACCCTTCTGGTCTGGAGCGCGCATCAGCTCGCCTAATTGCTCGAACAGGTCCATATTCCCCGTGGTTCGCTCTAGCTCTGCCAACAGGTCCATAACGAGTTTGCGAGTGCGCGTAATGTCAGTGCGCTGCGCCAGCCGAATATGGGTAATCATTTCAGCGGACTCATCAATGATCTGTGTCTCGCTTTTGGTGGTTTCAGCCGAAACTAATCCTGAAACTAACGAGGCTGAAACTAATGCGTCAGACTTTGCCCTGATCTTTGCGGCCAGATCTCGCGTAATCCCAAGCTGCTTGAAATGCTTGATGATGGCAGTATGGGAAATGGGATCGCCGGTGTCTTCCTTGTACTGGGCGGCTATCTGCATTACGGACAAAAGACCAGCGCGCCAGTGTCCCTCGATCCATTCCCAATCAATGTCTCGTTTTGGGCGAGCCATCAGACGGCCCCCCCCTGAAATGCTCCATTTGCAGCCCGGGGAGCGCAAGACCCGCTTTTTTTCATAACCTCTTTAAGAGCCTCAGAGAAGATATTGAAGCAAGCATCACACAAGTGGTGAACCCCCATGTTTGAGTAGACAACTTGGGGCGTGACGTAACTCGCGGGTGTTGGAATCGGTACACCGGCAGCCGTCTCGAAGACGAACTCCTGTGTGGTAGCTCCGCAACAGTCGCACTTAAAGGTATAGTTGACCGTAATCATGGGTTCAGTACGCCCTGGCAAGCTCAACGCCGAGGTCTTCTGCCGTACCGTTGCGGCGGGACGCGGCGATGGCTATACGCTCAATGAGCGTTCGATTCTCAAAGACCAGCGCGGCCACGGCTGGGCAGCCCCCATGGATGGCGCCGTCTGGGTCAGTCCATCCGAAAGGATCGGCTTTGGTGAGTGCAAATGGGCCGCGTGGCATCCAGCCGGCTTGCGCCATACGCGCACGGTCAATCGGGGTGGGTAGGTTGTAGCCCTTTTTCCTCAACATTTCCACGGTGGCATCGTCAACCTGGTAATGGTTCTTCATGCCAGCAACCCCAAATTGTGACCAATGCGCTCAATCTTGCCGGGAAGGAAACCGGCCTCGGTCTCGGGTGTCTCATTTGTCCAGTACATCGTGCTTCCAATGGCCCCCCGATTAAGGTCAATGCGCCAGAAGTGCGGATGGCACATCTTTTCCCAAAATGTGGGCAAATCTACAATAATGAGCTTCCTTCGCACAGTATTGGTCATTCTTCCCTCAATTCGTCAACGCCGTTGCCGCAGTTCACGTCGAACAGGCTGCAGAGATCAACGGCCTGCCGTGCTGTTTTTCCCAAGTGCATCGCGGCCAACGCAATGTCACGACCGCTTCCAGTGGCAAAGAAGCGGTCCTCATAGACGGATGGGCAGCTTGTGCCGTAGTACGCTCGAACAATGCCGCGCTCTATCACTATCAGCGTGCCTTTGGAATCACCGTCTTCGTCCAGGGTATTCGGAGGAAACCGCGTCTTGCGCGCGCCTTTTGCCCACCAGTCGGTCATGGCTGCGACTACTGGTGCTTCGCCACAACCTCCTACCAGACAGCTTTTTATCCGTTGGATTTTGGTTACGGTTCTGGGTAAACCGTTGTGCAACTCGCGCTTGTCCGCGGCCAGGGTACGGCCATCCCAGGCTATGATGGTGATAAGCCGCCTCCATTGAACGGGTGGGGGCGCCGGATGGTTACGGTCGGGCCAGTCACCTTCGGAAGTTCGCGGATTACCGGATTCTGTATTTTCAAATACAATTCCACGCCTTCCGAAAACAGTTTGCGAAACTCGGTGGAGTTGTAGATTGCTTCAAAACGAGCATCCATCTATCGTCCCAGACCGCCACGATTCAAAACCCTGTTGGCTTTTGCGTCAATTTTCTGCTCTTCGGGTTTCGCCATGCGCCCGGCTTTGACAGCCTTGGTGGCGTCTGCCTTGGCAGCCACGGCGTGCCCACGATCAGGAACAGGATAAGAGCGCCCGGGCCCTGCGAACTGGCTTTTGGCCATTCCTTTTCGGATTGCTGCTGTGAGTTTTGCCATGGTCTAAGCCTCTCTTGGGGCGACAATGCCGCCCAGGTTGTCCATGAATACGACCTTGAACGAGAGAACAGCCCCGTCGGCGTTCCGGGTCACGAGCGTCCGGAAGCCGCAAAACGAAGAGTCCTGCTCGGCTTCGGCGAGCACGTTGAGAAAGTCCTGAAACAGGGTCTCCACCGCTTTGTCGTCTTTGGTGAGGGGTTGGCCAAAGGGTTGTGCGGCCGTCGCTTGGTCTGCAATCGGTTTCGGGGCTGGGCGGTCTTGCGGTTCGCTTGCGCGGGCAGCCGCCTCGTTAATACTACCCATGGTTGCCACCGGGTGGATTTGCTCCATTATTGACCGCCGCTCGCTGGCGCTGAACTCGGGCCAAAGCCGGAAGCCATGTCGTCGTCAGCACTGGATCCTTCGCTCATTTGGCCATCGTTTCGGTAGATTTGGAGGGCCACCGTCAGGGCATCCTTGATGGATTTCACGGGCTGCGCGCCACTTCCACCTGACTCGCCACCACTCTCCGCGTCTTCCTGGCCAGCGCTTTCTACACCAACCGAAATGCCGTCAGGACTCACTGTGATTTCAATGGTGTAGGACTGTGCGGCGCTCCCATCACCGCTACCAGCGCCCGCAGCCGGATCTTGCGTAGGATCGCCGCCCGCTGTGGGGTCGGCTGCTTGTGCTGTAGCCATGTCGTGTTTTCCTTGGGTTGAATAAAAAACCCGGCACGAAGCCGGGTAAAAGCCCTGATCGCTGCAGATCAATGATCTGGGGCCCATGAAGAGCGATTGTGGGCGAAGGGATAATTTCCATGCCTTCGTATACGGCTGACGGATAACGCCCGGCGTTCTGTCGTTCCTTGCCTGTCTTGCAATCATGCGAGTCGAGAGGCCATAGGCAATCGACGCAAGCCTTTCAGAACGGCTGTTACGCCCACAGGAACGATGACTGGCCCATGGGCTCAACTGGTAGCTTGTAGCCACCAGCCGCCAATCATCGCTGCTCTGG